TTGTTACCTCTTTTCTTTGTTTTTATATGTATTTATTCTCTAAAAACTCACAAGAAATTCCGCTTTCCTGCGAACTTCATATTATGTTATTCTCTTAACCCACTCAAAATCCATTCAACAGTAGGTTCATTCCATCCATTGCCCATCAAACTACATCTTTTTGAGTATGATAACCAACGATTGTTAAGCTGAATTTTTGTAAAATTATCAGGCAATCCCTGTAATCTTTCATATTCAACTTCTGTAAGTTTTCGTGGTCTACCACTATCTAATACTTTCTTTTCGTGATATCCACCATTGATACAAGTTAATGTACAGCATTTAAAATCTGGATTATAAATTCTTCTATTCATTTCCATAGAATTAACTTTTAACTCTGCACATACACGTTTACTCATATCCAAGATTTCAAAATTTTTCTTATAGAAATATTTCTCATCTACACTATTCTCCATAATATCTTTTAAAACCAATGGAGATTCATCAGGTAATTTACCTAATGGTATGTTTGTCCAATAATATCTTTCACGATTTTGAGACGAAAATCTTCCTGAATCAATCAAAATAGGTTCTACACCAATACATTCTGTCATTGTCTTCAGATCTTCATCACTACTTGGTATTACATTCTCAAACATGAAATATTTGGGCTGAATTGCCCTAAGACACTCAATTGCTTTAAAGAAAATTCCTGACTTACCATCAAGACCATTATTAACCTCTCTACTTTCAATTCGTACTCTTGAAAGTGACTGACAACAAGTTCCTGCCAACAGTAAATCAAATCCTTTGAACTGTTCAAAATCCGCTTCATATAAATCGCCATGATGTACCACAAACGGAAAATGGTACTGAGAAACTACTATGGCTTCTGGCAAAATTTCATATGTATGATATTCTCTTATAGGTATTCCGAGCTGCTGTAACGCATACAATCCTGTTTCAACGCCACCACATAAACTTAACACTCGTAGCCCCTTGAGAATTATTTTTTCATTATTCTCTGTCAAAATACATTATTTTACAGAGGTTACGTAACCATAATTACCTAGAATTACTGTTAAATCCTTTCTTTTTAATATTATTTTGTTGTAAAATCACTCGAAAATAGACACGTCTGCCTAATCAAATGAAAAAATATTTCATTACTTTATTTTTTTTGTTTTTTGGTAAATACTTGAACGAATGTCCAAGTTAAGAAAATTTTCTATACTGATCTGTTATTAAAGATATTTTAAATTTCTATCTCCATGAATTACTTCTTCCAAAGTCTGTTTCTTGCGAAGAAGTTCTGTCTCTAATGATTTGATTTCATCACTCAATCTACTTATTACTTTGTCTTTATTCTTTTTAGCATCCTTTTTGACAAACCACTTGCTACCAAATTGAGTGCCACCACTTCCTATAGCAACATAGAATCTATCCGTTTTATCATAATCCCAAATATTATTGCCATAATCCATAGTAACTTCTTCTTTATCAAATATCAGTTCAAACTCATTAATGTTATCGTCTGTAAGTTCAATCCTAAGACCACTACCATCGCTCCAATAGTTATCGACCATTTGATATCTATTTTTGTATTCGTTATATTTAACCTCGAATACCCAGTTGCAGCAATGGAATAACTGATTTTCGTATATAGAACCTCGATATTTAACATCTGGTTTATGTCTATATAATCCAGTCATGCATAGTTTGCTAATATTTTCTTGTGATAACATAATTCTCACCTCTCTTTTTTGAAATTTTGGCTGATCAGCCGTGAATAGAATTACTTCTATATTAGATTATTCTCTACTTATTTGATTTCAGAACAAAGTCCTATAATGTCTTCTTGGCTTATATATCCTATACAACCTGTGCTACCTAATTTTTTATCAAACTCATCTGATTCAAACCAAATTTTATATCTAATTTCGTCTGTTCCATCTACGAGTTCTATACCACGAATAAAGGCATCTACTTCTTTTCTATTATCATTTTCATAATGAATTTTTGTCCTTACTTTATCGCATAAATTATATTTATTTACCATTCATCTTACCTCACTCTATTGGAATCATCGTTGCCACATTATCACCAATATGTTCAACCGCATGATAATCTACAATCGACTTTAAAAAATAACATCTATTAGGTTCACATCCTCTTCCTTTGTATAAATTACATGCATAATTACCACGCAACTGATTTGTACGTTCAGAAAAGATACATTCTTTTGGCTCGTTAGGCATTTTATCTACAATGATTTTCATATTCTAATCTCACTTATTCGTTATCATATCCAAAAATAACAATTCATCTTTCTTCAATGTAATATCATAATCCTTCCACTTTTCCATAAGTTCTCTTGTGTCAAAACCATGCGGAACAATGATTGCATAACCATGAGGAGTCTTATGCAATTCATGATTATCCAATTCTGAATAAAAATAAATATCGTCAATAAAATCTTCTACTTTTTCTTCATTGTCTACATCAAAATCAAATAGCCATTTACTCTCGTCACGATTTTGTACCTGCTGTGCAACGGATGCTAATGTACGATTAAGCTGTGTCATACTTGGCTTATCTCTCAACAGACGAATAACCAACTCTTCCCTGATTTTTTCTTCATTCCTAGAATTAACCGACCTATACAATCTCGTTTGTTCACCATGAACTCCTTTAGCTGCAAAGCTCTTAAATTTTTCAATTATTTTATCTTCATTCTCTTTATATTCAAGAATTGTCTGATCTCGTTGCTTAAAATTTGGAATATCCTTATTATCCTTGTTACGAGAACGCATTAGATATACATATAAATTTGACATTAACTCACCTCATTATCCTATAATTGTTCCATTGAGCTTATCCCATTGAATTTTATCAACATCATCACCCATAAAAACAAAAGTATTTTTATTGTTCAGTAATGCTTTTGAATAATATATCTCTTCTCCAGTTGTATCAATTATCATAAAAGGCACTTTTCTTTCCTTAAAATCATCCATACAAAACGGAGAATTGCCGTGATAATTATAATCATCACAGGGTTCTAATATTGATGTTTTATATGTAAATGCAACTTCTAAGTATTTTTCAATACCAAATAAAGGAGTTGTACATGCGTTATGTTCATATGGAGCATCATTCCAATCATCGCCACTCCAATCCTTTAAATGATTATCACCCAACGCAAATTTAACTACATTACCTTTTCTTTCCCAACCAATTATCTTCATATTTTTACCTCCAAAATTCCGCAAGAAATGTGCGATTCATTCTAATGTAAAATATATACCATATATAGTATATGTTGCTTATTTTTAATACTATATATGGTATATTTGTAACAATTACTCACTTAATTCCGCAAGTGCCTTATCCAGATCCTCATCAGACATATTTTCAAGTGCTGCATCCTGTCTCTTAGCCTTGATTTCAAGCAATCTCTGTCTCATCTCAGCATTTTTCTTAGCGTCTTCTCTCTTCTTTTTCTCATCCAACTTCACGCTAACAATATACTTAACAATTTCAATCTTGTTAGAAATCTCCTCGTCTTCCTTTGA